TACTTTGTCTATTTGTTGCTGAACGTCAGCTCTCTTAGGCAAAGATGATTGTGGGAAAAACATTCTAATCGCATAATATTTTCCTCTCCAAGTTGCATGAACAAATACAATGTTCCCGTTTTGGGGTGGGATTCTAACTGCTTCAGACACTTTCTTTTTGACACAGTTAGGATAACGCTTTCCAAACATTGTCTTCATACCTTTCTTTTCATAACCAGGCCAACACTTTTCGTCAAGTTCGTAGTTGGTTTCTTCAGATTTATTTCCCCAGTTTGCAGCACCCGCTTTACGGCATTTAACCAGTGCTCCCGACGCATATGCACTTGGCCAAACGCTGTAACGCGATTTTACTTTATGGTAACAGGCATCTTTCTTCCCGCTGCCCTTACCTTTGATGTCCTTTTGTGCTTCATCAAGCACAATTTGAATTTCGTCTCCAACTTCGACGTTGTTCTCGGCAAACCATCCACGGTTTACTTCTAATGCTTTCAGAACTTCGCCATCAGATGAGACAGGTGTTTCTTCGAATGGTTCTAATTGTTTGATGCTATCAATGTATCCCTCTTCAGTAATGAATGCAATATCAAGAGGAATTCTTGTTTCAGTCATGTGGAATGACTTTTGTCCTACTTCATCAAATACAAATAACATTCCTTTGTTGAAGTCAAGACTCTCACGGAACATTAGTCCAAGATTAAAGTCTCTAATATTATTTGGGATTTCAATTTCGAGAGGAAGTGTAACAAATTCTTCATTAGTTACATAATCTGCTGCAGTATCAATGTAATCTGCTGCCTTGGTAATTTTTGATTGTACCCAAGCTTCAAGATTACCTTCTCCCTTCTTTCCCATTTTTTTCTTGAGTCTCTTGGCAGCGTTCATTACCGTGGCAATTTCTGATCTTGCCATGGAATATTCATGATCCTTTTTTTCTGCCATTTCCTTTAATCCTGGTTCTGGTTTTACATAGTCTTTGCTTTTCTTACCCTTTGCAAATGTTTTTACATTTGTGGGTTTTGCTGCCCCAGACTTTGATTGTTGTCCAGGATCTTCTTGACGCTTGCGACGAACTGCTGAACGAATAATGTTTTCACCTTTTTTACCTTTTCTTTTCAATGCAGCAAGTCTTGCGCTACTAAAACATTTTGGAGTCTTGGTTTCTCCTGGTTCATTAGCACATGGAGAACCATCTGATTGAACCCATCCAGGTTTTCCGCCTTTTGACTTAGAACCTTTAAACCAGTGATGAAGACTTCCTGCTTCATCAATACTAGCTCCATTTTCTTTACGAAGCATTCCTTCAGGATCAACCATAAATCCAGCAGGAATGGGTTTACATTCCTTGTTGGTGTAACAGTAATATTGTCCTGCCGGGCAGCGTCCGTTCTTTTTCATTCAACTGGTTTTGATTTAGTAGTTTCACCTTTTGCTCTTTTCTTTCTTCCAGCACAATGGGCTTTCTGAGAGAATCCTTTCGGATTAGAGCAGTCAATACTCTTTTTATATTTATTCGTCCACTCTTCTTGAAACTGCTTAAATGTTTTCATACTTCCATTGCGGTGAAAATTACTTTAAAAGTAGTTCAATTTCTGGTATATCTTCCCTAATATCATTAATCAAACGTATTAGTTCTGGCCAAGGAGGAATAATATCTTTTACCTCTGCAAAGGTATTACCGTCCAGGTCTTCTATAGTTTGAGTTTCTTCTGATAATATTTTTTTTTTTCTTCGGTTTCAATATAGTCTTCAACAGAGGGCAATTCTGCTTCAACTTCCTCTGCTAAAAAATCTTCAATTGATGGAAGATTGCTGTTATCTTCAGCAAAATCTCCAATAGAAGGCAAATCTTCTCTAGACATTTTATTAGTAACCTATTACTTTGGGATTTCTCTCCCTGTCTTATTATTTATCTTCTTCCTTTAGTCCAGACTTCAACATTTTTGCTAATTCTGCTGTAGAACCAACAAAAAGTGCATTATTGACTGTAGATGGGCCTTTTGCTTGTTTTTCTTCTTCCACATCTTTGAGTTTTTTCTGCAGTTCCATCAATTTGTCTGTAGCATCAGCAACATTCTTAATTAACTGTCCAGCAACCTCATATGCCCTTGGCATTTCACTTTCTTGTGCAAGTTCAAGAATACCATTAATTGCTTCTTGTCCTTTTTCAATCAAAGAATAAAGATTTCCTCTGGTATATTCATAATCTTTCTTGATATCATCTTTAGATATATCAGGTTTTTCCTTTGCAGGTTCAATTTTTTCAACTTCTTGAGAAACTATCTCTCCAGTAACGTTGAAAGTATCATTTAAGTCATCGAATTTTTTTGTCATTTTCATAATTAACCACTAAATCCAAAGTCGTCGCCAATTTCAATCAATGCATCATCTGCAGTAGTCAGCAGTTTGATTTCTGCACCAGAAACGTGTGATTCTGGAGTTGTACCGTCTTTACCTCTTTCAACTTTGATTTTGGTTCCAGATATAATTTCAAGAACATACATTTCCTCGTTGTCAATGACAATGTAACTTGCGTCTGGAATAACTGAGGAATCTCCAACCTCAATGTACTTGGCAGTACCACCAACGTCACTGGAAAGATTAGTTACGACGTTATCAGTGTAACTCTTGATTGCTCTTGGTTCAACGGAGTATGTAATATCTCTTGTTGGAGTCTTTGTAGTATCTCCAGCAACATAACCAATAGAAACTTTCTTGATAAGATCTTTGGATGCGTTTGCAGTGACTGGGCCAAACAGATATGTCTTTGCAGTAAATCTGATTGTGTAATAAAGAGCCCTTCTTGTTGTAAAGTCTCCCTCATAATCATCTTGCATTGAAATATTTTCAATAACAATTGGAATATCTCTTTTCTCTCCAATTGATTCTACCAAATCAACTGTTAAATTATATGATGGTTGGAAATATGGGAGAATTTGCTCAACGATTTGAAGCATATCATCATTCAATTTTGTATAAATTGACAGTTCAAATGCCATGTTATAGGGAACAGGCATGTATGCTTTTTTGACTTGTGTCTTATCGTCTGGATTTGTAGTTAAAAATGTTTGAGTCGCAGTTACTTTTCTGGTTGAATCATATTGCAATCCAACAAATTCAAATGACATTCTAGGTAATGTCAATTGAACCTTCTTGCTTAAATCTGCCGATTGCTCAATTCTTGCTAAAAACTTTTGAGTAGGCCCATACGCAAGTGGGACTTTAATCACACTTGTGGTATTATCAGAAGAATCCGTATGCTTGATTTCAATATTGTTAAATAGAGTACCAAAAGTTACAATGGTTCTTCTTAAGATTTCGTGATAAAAATACTCAAACATAGTATTACCTACTCTAATTAATCAATACTTAAAGATAAAAGTATTTATACTATGGTGTTCCGAATGGATTTACCTCACTAAAATCAATAATTGCATCAGCTTCCGTTTCTATCACGTCATTATCTGGGTAATTATTGACAGTATTGTATTCGTTGATGACTCTCAACTGATAAGTTGCACCACTTTCGGAACCAGTGATTGTTTCTCCAACGACAAAATCTCCAGTTACGTTAGAAATATTCAGTTCATTTGTAGATGCATTCCAAGACTTGACAATTGCAGTTATTCCGCTAGAAGAACCTGTAACCGTTTCTGTATCAATAAAGTCGCCACTTCCTGCGGTATATGGAGAACCAATGGTGACTGTTGGTGTTTCGGTGTATCCAGCACCAGCATTTGTGATGTAAATATTGGAAATAGTTCCTGCAGAACTTACTACAGCAATACCACTTGCAGTTGTTCCGAGTCCTGCAAGTCCTGTTGGAGCACTGAAGGTTACTGAAGGTGCAGTGGTGTATCCAGAACCACCAGAAGTAATTGTTACAATACCAATGGTGTTATCAGAAATTCTAGTTGTTGCTGCAGCTCCAGTTCCTGGATTTGTAGAACTTGGAATAAACACGATACCTGGATTTACTGTATATCCAAAACCTGGGTTTGTAATATAAACTCCTTGAACCTTAGATCCTACCTGAGTTCCATCACAATTGGTTATGCCACTGATAAGTGTTGAGATGCCAGTTGCAGTTCCTCCAGAGGATGGAGAAGATGAAATAGCAACTGTTGGTGCTGCAGTATACCTTTCTCCTCTAGAAGTAATAGTAATTTGATTGACAGCGCCAAATGCAATGAATCCAGTGATAGCAGTTGCAGTTACACCCGCTCCTACAAGAGTAAGAGTTTGTAGATTTGCTTCTGTACTTACACTTTCATCAATTTCTTCAATACTAGTGTCAATAATTTCATCTTCGTATCTGAAGAGTTCACATCTTAATTCGTATGTGTAATTCTTTTGGAGTTGGTAGAATGGTTTTTCGTGCTCTACAAACTTAATTTCAAATAATCTATCTCCAAGAGGGAACCAAATCAAATCTCCTTCTTTTGGCCTCGTGGATAATTTGACATTTGGAATATTCTTAATCAGTGGAGAAATGTAAAGTTCAAATCTTTCTTTTGAGATAGTAACAGTCAGTTCATTGGTTGCTTGTATTCCAAACTTCGACAGCAACTGCGTATTATCTCCATATCCTTCGTAATTATTGACATATGCTTCTATCGGATATGCATTATCAAACTTAGACTCAATTACTTCTCTTAATACAGTCTTTTCAGTTACATATTGTCTTGGCAGATAGTATACTTCAACACCATACATCCTCAACTGTTCGTTGATTAAATCTTGAACTAGATTTTGTTCGCCAGATGAACCTTGAAGAAAGAATGGGTTTAGCATACGTTTAACCAATCATGTCCAGAGGTGGTAATTCATAAGTATTAGACATTTTTTCCATGATTACATCAATTTCCTTTTGTGCATCATCATAGATTTGTCTTCCA